AGTTTCTGCATGTTGCATGAAGTCATCAAATGCTTTGATGAATTGTTCAATGTCCTGGTCGTTCATTTCAGAAGGAAGGTTCAATGTCATAAGTTAAAGAAAGAGTTGATTGATCCATCTTATCATATACTTCTTTTAACCGATTGTGTAGTGTTGCAGCACTACCATATTCTTTTGCAATTATATTTTCATCGTGGTGTGATAGGAGTTGTAGAGCAGATAAAATTACACCTAATTCGTGGACATTCAGTGGAACCTGCTTTTCGTGAGTCATTCTACTTACTTAAACTCTACAACTCTAATTATATCACTAACCACACTCCATGTCATATGCTGACTTAACTTGCATCAACATTTGAAGATTTTCAATCGCTCGTTGCATTGCTGCTGTAGAATATCCTGTTGCATAAGGATAACCCTGCTCGCTTGGATTGTTTGGTGCAGTGTGACATACATTGATGGCATCTTGCAATCCGTCAATGATAGTCTCAAGGTCAAAGTTGCTGATTTTTGAGTACATCGTCTTGAAGTTTCTGAAGTTTGCGAAGATTTTCAATGGTGCGATTGCAAGTCTCAACTTCTTGCAATAGTTTCAATTTATGCTTTGATTGATCAATAATACATTGTTCAATCGTTGCAGGTTCCATAATAAATGGGTCTGTCATTTTGCAGGAGTAATTTCATACTCAGTGAAGTTTGGGTATTGTTGTTCTACCCACTTGGACAACTTTGCGTTCTGTGCTTTAACTCCTTTGGATGTTTTTGGTGTGGTGGGCATTGTCTTATAGAAAGTAGCAATGCCCTCATCAGTTGTTACATTGATGATGTAAGTTGCAGCAGTTGTTTCCATCAAACAAGTGCCTCCATTTTGATACCTTGTTCTGCGAAAGCATCAGCAACCATACCACACAGTGCGGTAACTTCAAAGTCACTCATTTCCCACAAATCGCCCACAATCTCAATCTGTTCCTGAATGTTCTCGGAAACAGTCAGCATTGCAGCGATTTGTTCTTGGTTCATGTCAACAGTGGCAGGCATTTCGTTTTCCCAGAAGTCTACCCAGTCGGCAGCAGTTGCGTTGGTGATAGTCATTGTTCAGTTCTTGAGAAAGTTGGGAGCCCACATTGTGGTGTAGCAGTCTTCAGAATCTTCAGTTTCATTCAAGGTGTCAAACCATTCTGCATATTCTTCGTAGATAGCGCGACAACTTTCAATGTCATCAACCTCTGCGAAAGATTTGCAAACACTTTCCATGAGTTCCAGTTGGTCCTCAATCATGTCAATCCGTTGGTCGTCAGTCATTGGTTTGTTTGAACTGAAGTCAGTATAGAATGAAATGGAGCGTAGTGGCGGTGCCTTGTGCCAGTCTGTCAGTTGTCCTCAAAGTCAGGGATTCGTGCCAGTGCTTCGCTAGCATAGCGAGCACCGTTGTCAGCAGCAATCTGCCATGCCTCACGTCCAGTAGAAGGACCGAAAAGGGCATCAATGGCACTGTCTACGCCTTCGTAGACTGAACGCTCTACCCAGACGCGGGAGCGGTCACTGAGGCGGGATGCAGGAGAGAACATTGCTTTGTTTGAACTGAATGAATTGTAGCAGATCAGTAGTCGGTGTTGCCGTTGATGTAACCTTCTACATCAAACTTTTCTTCCTGCTGCATCTCAGGAATGTCGTAGATTTCAGCAGGCATCTCCATGATTTCCTGGAGAACGGTGTCCATGTAGTCGTTGTAGTTGTCCATTGGTTTGTTTGAACTGAAGTTAGTATAAGGTAGATTGAGACGTTGTGACGGTGCTGTGTGTCAGTTGTAAGACCGTCCAGTGATGTGAACCCGCGATTCAACCCAAGCTTTCAGATTCTCAAAAGATGGTTCAGGTTGGCGACCATTCATCCAGTTTTCCCATGGAAAGGGCCACATAACGGGACTCTCCATGAAAGACTCATCCTGCCACTCATCCTTTTCTGCCCAAGGATAGGCAATGTAGCAGAGTTCAAGGATTTGCTCTTGAGTGAAAGACATTGATTTGTCTCAACTGAAGTTAGTATAGGGCAGGCAATGCTGCCCCAGCGGTCGTCAGGGACGGTTTGCGAACCGTCCATACTTCATATTGTATTGTGAGAACTGCTGACGGTTCACCAATTTGTAAGAACCGTATTCATTGGACAAAACATAACCTTCAGCAGCAATATACTTCTTCCCAATATATGCAAAGGGACCATCATTGGCACAAAGTGACAATTTGTCCATTTTAATCGTCCATACAAGTTTCCAAAAACGCATTAGGTTCACGTCACAGTCGGCAGCGATGGCAAGTGCCTCCGCGTCCAATTCGGCACCGATTTTTACGAAAGTGTTAATGACCTTCTCAATCTGTCGTGCTTTACTATCACTTACAAATTCACACATTTGTGACATTTGCCGTGCAAACTTGATAATATCTTCAAACGAATCATCTTCACACCACGCATCAGGTTGTACGAACAATACATCCTTAGTTGACTTCAACTGTTCAACCAGTGGCATTGACCAACTGTCACGCAAATCATCGTTTGCTTCATACAAAGTGTGCGGAACCATGATAATACTTTCACGCACAATCTCTGGGAACACATACTTGATTGTGTTAGGTTTATATGTGTCATCTCCACCATATCCAATAAAATCACCTTGAATGATCTTATCAGTGCGTGGCAGACAATCAAAACAATCGTGCAGAATATCCCTTACTTCACCTTCATAATGCACGTCAATCTCTTCATGAGAGTGTGCAATACGAATCTTTTTCTTGTTGAATACTGCTTTCGTACCCACGAAAAAAGTCTGTGTCTGAGGATCTGTGCCCCAAACAATCGCAGGGCAACCATCCATCTTCACAGAAACGTGTGCTGATTCAATAAACCAATCAAGAACAGAAAGGTCGCCCGTGAGAATAGAATCTTCGGGATGTTGCAGGTGCAAGTTCTTCATTTACCGACTCCATAATCGTTTGCAGTTGCTTCCAGAGAACCAATTTCTGTCATTGGTTGTGGTGACTCAGGCATCAAATCCATCAGGGTTTCTTCACCATAATACTCCAGAATCTCCTCCTTCACATCATCTTCGTCCCAATCCTTAATGTTCTGCTCAATACTCTCAACAGCAAATGTGATGAGAGTGTCCATATCCATTCCCTCAACAATCATCTCGGCGTAGTTGAGTTTGAACTGGTCAAGTTGTTTGGAGTTCATTGGTTTGTTTGAACTGAGGTTAGTATAGGTCAGATTGCCGCCAGTTGGCGACGACGGAGGACAGTTCCGTAAGTGGATGCCTGGTCATCGTAGAATCCCTCTACCATGGCATCTTCACCACGCCACAAGGAAGCAACCTCACGGCACTCCTTTGCAACATACATCAGTTCAGCAATGGTCATTGACTTTGCCTTGCTCTCCCAGTTTGCGAAGTCTTCAGCGGTGGCGTGGCGACGGAGAGGGCGGTAGGTCATTGCCTTTGTTTGAACTGAAGTCAGTATAGTCGCAGAAACCCCACCAGGAGACGCTGTAGTGGACAGTTAAACCACTGGCACATACATATGCCCATACTTGCCGAAAATCTCCTTAAATCGCTCTTTGTCTTTTCCTAGGTAGATAATGGCAGACTGAAATGGTGCAGCACTCGCAGCAGCACCAAAACGCAATCTTTTATTTACAGCAATCCACGGATATTTTGCCACAGAGTTCCACCATTTCGTAGAAACATCCAACTTAATGAGAAGAACCATTTCTTTTGCATTTCCACATTCATACTGCTGTGCAGCATACGGCACCCATTCCTTACTATTAGAATATGGGTGATTCATAAAAACACTGTCAGCAATCCATTCGTGTGCTAACCCATTTGTTTCTTCAGTATAAACTTTCTTCGCAGGTACGTTACCATTATCTGCATCATCCGAACAGGGGTCAAGGTCAACAGAACCGCCGAAGAACTTAACAACATCACCAACAAATTCAACAGGTGTATTCCAGGTATCTTTACGATTACCTGTGTTTGCAGTCAACGCTTGAAGTGCAGTTACACTCATTTGAGAACCTCTTTTCCGAAACTTGGTGTCAAGTAAAATGCCATATGTTTATCCTTCAACTCAACTCCATTATAGCACAGTGGTTTATAGTTACCATACCTATCCTTTCCTGCTTTTGTACGAATTTGCAGAACTTTGTTGGGTCCGTTAATGGTACGAAGTGTTTCACAATTTGCATATGCACTCTTGATTTGTGCAGAAATATATCCATAATCTTCTGCCAGTTGTTCATAATGAAGTGGATCAAGTTCTTCATTCACAACTTTCACACCCATATATTCATTATCACGACTGAAACCAACATAAACAGTTTGTGCAAGTTTCAATCCAACTTTACTCTCTTCAAACTCCAACGAATTATCAATAATATCTGCAAGACAATGATTCAACATTGTGACGGCAATACTCTCACCAACAGTGAAAGATTTGATCTCACCATCACTAAGGTCGGTCAGATTGCTGCTGTTAGCAACACCCAGCGCAGTCTCCAGAAGTTGACCACGCTCACCCTTATTCTTGCCAGGTTTCTGAAAACCACTGAAGTCAGTAGTTTTCAACCTAGCGTAGACTTGATTGGTTGACAGTTTCATCACCAGATCTCCGTGAAACGCTTGTGGGTTGCTTTGGTCATTCTACCTTCTTTGAGCATGTTGTCACACACATTGCAGAAGACTTGAAACTTTTCTTCACGGGTGAGAGTGTCTGCGTATTCGCAGTTTTTCATGATCCTGAGCATGTATGCTTTGTTGGTGATCATTGGTCTCTGTTGATTACTCCGTAATCATACAGCAGCACACAGTCGGTTGGCGAACCCGTGGGACACTTCGTCAACTGGCACACCAAATGTGTCAGTCATCCACCAATCATATAGTCTCTCTTCTTCTTCCCGTGCCTCAATTTCATGTGGTTGATGCTCATAGTCCCAATTTTCCACGGGTTCTTGTGAATAACACAATTTTCCACTCTTAAAATGCAGGGAACCACGGACCCACTGTCTCAGGTGAACCAATTCATGCAAAAGTGTCTTAACATAAGTTTCCTTGTCCATATCTGATTGAAGTTCAATCAAAAAGTGACGAGGGCGATAAGTCTTACCCATAACATCACAGTAACCAACAACTTGCTCACGTTTCAATCCTTTGTGAACAATATCAACAGAGATTTTGTGGCGTGGAAAGAAGTTATTCAGAAACCAAGAGGTAATATCCTCACAGAGGATTTTAGAATAACCGTATCCAGAATGGTAGATGTTAGACATGTGCCCCAGTGAAGAAACCAAATGAATGATGAAACGAATAAAAGTTTTTCTTTAGAAGTCACTATTTGTGGTCAAGGAATTGGGTGATGCAGAACTTTCCATTTTTGGTGTGGTTGTCGTTCTCCAACATTCTAACAGGTGTTGAGCGATGAAACAGCATGGACGGAAACACAATGATACGATTGTTCACACATTCAACTTCAATCTGATGATCTGGGAATTGTAAATCTCCACCTTCAAACTTTTTAGGTTGTCTATAAAAATAAGTTACTGCTGTAAATCTACATTCATCTCTATGGGCAGGATATTCATTACTATCTTCATAATACAAAATGTGTGTAGAGTGAGTGTTAATTGAACTAATGTCAAAATACCAATGTGGATGATTAGAAATTAAACTTGCATCATCCCTAAACAACTTTTCAGTTATTTGTAATATGCTAGAGTGTCTCCTTTTCCTGTAAAAAGTATCAAGATATAAACAACCAACATTTTTTATATTTCTGTAGTCATCTGATGCACCATTCTTATCTTTGAAAGGAGGAATTAACCTCCTTTCGGTACAAAGATAATCCAACTCTACCATGATTTCAGATTGTTCTTTATCATCATAGAGATCATCTATGACGACAAATGGTATTCTTTCCTCGTGGTATTTTACTTCCATATCATCCAGCGGTCCATATATTCATCAAGAGTATATGTAGCATCAGTAAATGTTTCTTCTACAAGTTCACTGTGCTCCATCATTTCCAACTCCTGCCGATACTCATCTAGTGTAGGATCAGTCTCGGCGTTGAAGTCATCGTGGCAGAGATAATCATACTCTGCACACAATGCGTTGATAAGATCTTCTCTACTGTAATTCATTTATAAACCCTCAGTTCTTGTAAAGATAACCACCTGCCCAGTCGCAGTTTTTGAAAACCATTTCACGCTGTTCAATGATTCGCAAGTCAAAGCGTACACCTTTGGCAGGTGCTTTGTATGATGCTGCCTTGTAAAGTTCGCCCGTTTTCTTATCAACGAAAGCATGAACTGAACGATTTCCCTGTTCAGTGACCATAATAATTTTATGATACTTGCGACCAGACTCAATCACAAATTCATAGCAATCTTCACCACTCTTGAGTTTCTCAAGACGCTCAGAATAATACTTACTGTCGCTGTTGTTATCAGCAAAAAATTCACAGCGACGGATGGATTCATTAACAAAGTCCTCCTCAAGAGAACGGCAGAGCATTTGAGTCCACTCAAGCACGTTGGCAGCAATCCGCTCACGGGCGTCAGCAGAGGCGCAGTAGTCAGCAAACGAAACAGTCATTGGTTGGTTGCGTATGAACGTATTATAGGGGCATAGAGGGACGCCTGAGCGTCCCCGTGTGCCAGTTATGCAACTGTCCCCTCAGGGATCTCAACAACTTCAGGACTTTTGGAATCATCAAATGAGTGCATATCTAAGCACTTCCATTCGTTATTCACAGTCCAAACATAAGCATATTCTTCATTGTTCTCTTTTTCAAGAAAATCAAAGATGCTTTCATCATATCGTGGTGCATTTTCCTCAAGAGATTCACCACGAGAAGTATAGTATTGAGGACCAGTTTCAGGCAGAGTTTCATTGTTCCAACCCACATTGGTATGCAGAGAGGAGATGTTACCGCCGTTAATCAGTTCCGATGCTTTCTCCTTTGTATTGTAGAATTCACGGAGAACTTTACCATTGAAAGAAGGATAACCATCCCAATGGCAATAAACAGAAAGAACAGAGTTGTCACTGAATTGGATACCGATGCGAGAGCGAGTTCCCATGATGAAAGAAAATGTGAGAGAGGCGGACACCTGTTTGTCGGTGCCTCTTACGGTTTTGCCTCTCGTGGTTGTTGTGTCGGGTCTCCCCTCCACTTCCTTAATATAAGGCATCTGCCAATGGATTGGATGCCTGTTGTGCCACTTCTACAACTGGCACAGCGTTGTTGATGCGTTCCTCTGCCATGGTGTAATATCCTTCGTCACTTTCTATACCAATAAAGTTTCTACCAACATTCACACATCCAACACCAGTTGTACCACTACCCATAGTATTGTCCAGGATAGTATCACCAGGATTAGAATATGTTTTGATAAGATACTCCATCAACCCCACAGGTTTTTGTGTTGGATGTAAACCCTTCTCTTGTTTGAATTTTAAGACGGTCTTAGGATACCTTGACCCTTCAGGATTATCACGATGCTTAGATTGTGCAGAACCATAAACTTCGCCAATCTTTGCCGTTTTAGATGAGAATCCACTATAAGGAGTGGATTGCCACATTTGTGGATTATATGTTGGTTTCTTTCTATAAAACACCAAAATGTTTTCATGACTCTTAAGAGGCATGACTTTAGCGTTCATAGGATTAGTTCCTTGCGGTTTTTCCCAAATCCATTCATACTTAAAGTTCTCTATATTTGATGCTGCAAGAATAGTTGTAAATGGTTGTGCAGCAGTGAATACCATTGCACCATCTTTTTTACAAATTCTATTATATTGCTTCCACAATTCATCTAGTGGAATAATACTATCCCACTTACATGCAGTTGTACCATATGGCAAATCCACCAACACCATATCAACACTATTATCATCTAGTGTTGGTAGAATGTCCAGACAATCTCCAAGATAAAGATTTACCATTGGGTGATACCTTTCACGAAAGAACATTCTAGCAGACGGTCAACTTTAGTGCAAATGTAGTCATCGTTTCCGATAGACTTACCACCTTGTTGTGATGCAAAACAGTTTTCATCAGATTCAAGATGTTTAAGAAAGTCTTCCTTACTAAACCAAATCAAACGAGAATCAATTTCTTTCTGATTGATACCAAAGAATACAAGTCGTTCCCAATCCTTATCTTTTGAAACGTGATTGATGATGAATTGATCTTTCTTTACACCACCCTTCTTATCACGAGTAGCAAGAGAAAACTTAATTTCGGTAAGGTAATTATCAATCACACGGTCATGTCCAGCAGTAGAAGTCTTAGCACGTTTCACATCACACATCATAGTTTCAAAAAACTTTGACACAAAACGTTCACCAAACTCACCCTTTTGTTTCGGTGACATGTGAACATATCCTTCAAAAGGTGTTCCAATCCAAGGATCCATAGCATTTTTACCAATGTACTCCTGTAGAGTACCATCTTCAAAAAGTGTGGTGAACATGGTCTTGATTGATTACTCACTAAGTATAACGCATAAAAAAGGGGCGTCTCCGCCCCGTGTTCCACTTATTGAACTGTCACATCAGTTGTCGTGAATTTTACACTCTGGTGCGCCAGGTTCTTGGTCACAATATAATTCAAGTGGTGAGGGATCGTGATGATCACCTGCTTCAATCTCTTCTTTGTGGTGTTCTACCCACTCTTCAAGATCATGAAGTTCACTTTCAATATGACGACGTTGTTGAGGGTTGGTAGTAGGATCCTCTAGAATCTTCTTATCAACCTCAATATGCTTTTCTACGCTATCCATTGGGTTGTTTGTAGTATGATGAACTTATTTATTTTAGTCAGTCGTCCATAGGATTGCAAGTTCGCCAATGCTTACCAGCACCCTTAAGTCTTGAAACCAACTCATCAGCGAACGCTTCCATTTTATCGGGGTGAATTTGTTGAATACCTGCTTCTTTTACAGCATTTTCAATGCTAGAAACCTCATTTTCATCAAGTTTTCTGCCGTCAGATGGAAGAGTCATAGGAATTACCTTGTTTTGTAGTATTTTAGCGTTTCCGCATAAAATTAGTTATGAACTTAATCTTTTCTTTGGGATTAGTTCATAAAACTCAATCATCAGTGAAAAATGGACCGAATTTACCACTACTTCCATCCTCACGATTTTCTAGAAGATCCATAATCTCGTCGAACTTTTTAGTTTGTTCCATATCCATAAGAAGTCCCGCTAATTGTTTAACAACCATCGGAGTTTCATTCATCGCAGCAGACTTAATTGCAGCACGAATATGTGATTCTGCTTCCTCAATATGATCTAGTGTTTGTCTTGATAGTGCCATTAAAGTTCTGTATAATCTGGTATTTCAAATGGATTTGTTCTAGTTGGATCGTTACGAGTATAATCGTAATAGTAAATAGATTTTCTTTCTAGTCCATTATTTACTGGCATTTTTTCACCAGTTGCTGTAAGATCGTAAGAGTAATCTTCTGCTGGACTATTGCATCGAGCAACATCTAGTTTAGTCATCAGTTCTTTACCTTTACGAACTTCTGATTGATGCTCGTTAATGTGTTCTTGAATTACTCTTTCAACCTTCTGATAGAGATTCATTTTTATCCATTAGGACTGCTTGTTCAATAATAGCAGTGATTTCTTTACTTGTCAATCCATTAAGAAAACTCCATTTAGGATCTTCTTTATCCCATTCAAGGGTGAAAGTATTATCCTCGTTTTGAGTAACTTTCAAACCATCATCAGCATCCATTTTTGTTGAATTGTTTACGACATTTTTTTACTTCTTTGAGTTCATCTTTGATCATCTGATATGCGTCCTCAGGAGATATTCTCCTAGACATTTCCATAGCAGTGATTACTTCCACTCTGGTGCCAAAGTGTTTCAATGCTTCTTCAAAACAGTTTAGTTCTTCGTACATTGGTTTAACTCTTCTCGAAGTTTATGTATCTCACGTTGAACTAAAATCATCTCACTTTGTAAGCGACCGATCTTGTCATCGTGTGCTCTAATCCACTCTTTATAAATGATTTCATCTAACTCATCATCATGATGATCGGGAAGATTGTGTCTCTCGATTGCCCAAGATGGGGGCGTTGATGTCTTCCAGGGATACAACATATCCTCGAGTTCCATCACCATCCCCCACAACCATATGTGAAACTTACGAATCACAACTTACCACCAACTACGCCATTATTAACAACACGGGTGTATTGTTCAAGTGTTCCTTCTTGTTCACATTTAAGATGCCAACGTGACATATCAATAACAATCTCTTTTGTCATACCAAAAAGAAAGTCTTTACCTGTGTCTTTGCGAACACTCTTCCACATAAACCTAGTTTGTTCAACATAGAAGGCATCATCAATCCAATCAACTTCTGCGATTTCTGGATGTTCTTTGGATTGATTAGTTTCAGAGTTCATATGCTGCCCATTGTCCATTAGTTTTGATTGCGACTGTTCCTGGTGGTGCATTTTCGGGAGAAGCAATCACAGGTGCTCCATCTTCATTAGTTTCAATCTGATCACGAATGAATCCGAAAGGTCCAATTTTACCCTCATCTTCCATTCGTTTCTTCATAACAACAGCACCAAGACT